GGGAATGGGAATGGGAATGGGAATGGGAATGGGAATGGGAATGGGAATGGGAATGGGAATGTGAATAGTCCTTATGTTGACGCAAGTGGCAATATTACTTATGATATAAGCGGAACTACATATGTTTCTCCGAAAATCGTGTCTGATTTGTCCAGTTCCACTGTAACCGGAACCGGTTACGAAATAACGGATGCTGAAGGGAAAGACGAAGATGGAGATGACCTCAAAAAAACGACGTTTGATACGACGAATCCCGAGTTGTATGATCCTCAGATCCATCAAGATTTGAACGAAACCATCGAAACCTACAACGATTTGTCAGGTGTGGATTTGTCTGGCAATGTCTCACAGACGAGTGCCCTATTTGAAGAAATCAAAGATTATGCGTCGCAACTACAGTGTTCGGATTTCCACGGAAAAGGTTCCATCGAAGACTACAACGCGCTTTTTGAAGCAGCTGGTCGCATTGCGAACGACACCAAGCAAATTGAATTGGATGTAAATATAGATGGGTTCAATGAATTCGCAGAGGCGGCGGATGATTTGAGTAGTTTGTTTGAAGGTTTCATTCTGAAATTAAACAACGTGAGCGTCATCACCGACGTGAATTTTTTAACCAGTGTTGTCTTCGCATTAAAGCGCATTGTCAATCTATCCGAGACATTTGGTCGTTTCAAACAGACGGTTTTTTCCACCAGTGCGATTCAACTACCCAAATCTGCGTTTGATACCAAAGTTGTCCTTGATGGAGTCATGGACGAAATTAACTGTGCGGTTCAGTATATCGACCATTTCGTGAACCCGACTGACCCCTCTTTGAACGAAGCGGCGTTATCGGCAGAAGAAAAGGAAATCATCCAGAAATCTGTGGATACCATTGATAACTGGAACAATATGGCTGAATACGGTGTGAGTATCGCTTTGTCGAATGATGAAAATATACAATGTATCCAACAATACAGTCTGGACTTGAAAACCAAGAAATCGTCGCTTATTACAGCATCGTCTAGTCTGCGCGCAAAACTGGCAGCATTTAACATCGTAGAAGGGTAACCACTTTATATATATTTGTATACACAGTTACGACGAAAATTGAAATAAAGAATACCTACAATCATAATAACAATCAAACATTGTTATTATCAATATGTTCACTAGAAATCAAAAAGTAGTCATTGATTTTGATGGAGCAAGTAAGGCATGGAACGCTAACAAAAAGAGGACAGGGAATGGGTGTTATGTATATGTATGCGGCACCCAACTCAAAAATGGGAAACTTTGTCAGAATCCTCAAACATGTCATCTTCACCGACAAATCACTCAATCATTGAAAATAAGGTAGTCATGTCCTGGCTCATCGTAGAGACATCCTCGCATTTCATGTTGTATTGTTCCACTTCATTCATACATTTCTCCAAAAATTCATCGTCGCTTTTCGGAAGGGTTTCTATGTATTTCCCTTTCAATATTTCAATGACTACATTCCCCATTTCTTCCGTGGTCGCATCCAATCGGAATATTTCCCCAGTTTTGATATTAAACAAACGAAATTGTTTGTTTTTTTCGTCGTCGTCGCCATCTTCGTATCGTAGACGCCATAACCAAGCATACAACACCAGTTGCACATAATGTTCTATCACCGTTTCGGTCGTGCATTTCAGTTCCCACAACGTGGATTGTGTAATCAAATCTACACGCACTCCGAACCGAATTTTTCGGTCGTATTCAGGCAAATGTTCCTGTAAGATTTCATCTATTTTGGCATTCACTTTGATCATATCATTGTTCACAATGGCGACCTCTGCTTGTGGAGCATAATCAGACAATTCCTCTTTCAATACTTCATTCAGGCGCTGTTTACAACTAGTGACCATCGCCCCGTCTAACCACGTATATTCGTCACGTTCAATTTGTCGCAGTTTAAACAACAAGTTTTCGTTTAGAGCAATGCTTACGTTGCAAATATACAGATAGTCCTCAATGGTGGTGATTTCGCTAGGTAAATCCACAATGATTTTACGTAACAATTCGGGCACGTGTTTCTTTTCTTCCATGTCTTCCATAATCCGGTTTAATAAGAGTTGACCTTGTTTGATAGAACGCCCTTCATTTTTGCCTCCGTGCATTTCATTCAAATAGTCGTAATACATAGAAGGAATCGCAATGCCATTCAGATCACTCACTTCTTCGTATAGTCCATTTTTTGTCTGAAAAACAGTGGGGATGTCAATTTCATCAAATCCTGTTTCTTCGCGGACAAACATAGAATCAATCATAGGAGAAATGATATCCATGACTTCTTCGGAAATGAACTTGGTCAGCTCCGTCGCGGTAACATTGCGCACGTCTTGTTTGGAATCATCGTCGTCTTTTACAAGAAACGCTGCCTGTGGATGTCCCTTAAAATCAATATAGTCTTGTTTTTTCATAGCAAAGTGGTCCAACTGCAAAAAATCCAATGGGCGACTGTATTCGTCGTCTTGTCCCTCTAAGACGAATAGCCCTTCCGTTGCGCGGGTAGCGGCTACATATAGCGTATTCGGACATTCTTCCGGGTTTGCTTTTCTATCAAAGAACCGAAAATAGTTGTTATCAAATCCCACCACGAACACGTATTTTCGCTGGCGCCCCTTGGAAGAATGGAACGTAGAGAAGACGATTTTTCCGTCAATCACGCGTTCGTCTAGTTTCTCATCTTTCATAATAGGAACATGACACGGCAGTCCCATTTCTACCAACATATTCTCCAATTTACATACATTCATGCTTGTTGCTTTGATGGAAGATGCCAATATAAAAAAATCAGATGGAAATGCGCCTTCTTGCAAGAGTCGCTTGATTTGATAATGAACGATATTCAACATATTTCGGGGGTCACGCCGAACATAAAACACCTTCATTCCCTCACGACAAGCATTCATGCGCGGTTCTCCTAACATGACGTTATTCACAAACTCGCGTATTTGGTTCGTAATGCGGAATGACATTTTCATGGTCACTAATTCTATGTCTGGTGTCCGCAGAAATCCCGACTTCTTCCAGAATTCCTTCGCCATCGTTAAAAAACGCGTGTCCGCCCCCTTAAATTCATACAATCCTTGTTTGTAATCCCCCAATACAATCAATTGCACCTTTTTGTTCATATCATACAAATATTTCAATAACAACTGAAAATACAAATGCGTCATATCTTGGCACTCGTCCACCACCAATACATCTATTTCACGTATTTTGTTATGTGGCTCCACGTGATTCATTAACGCCTTTCTGATTTCTTTATCAGTATATCCTACATCCAAATAATGTTGCTTCGCCAAACTATGATAGGTATGTACTTGTAAATTCGTTAACTCTTCTTCCCCCACGCGCTGTTGGACGTCTTTTCTAAGAGCAGCATTGTATGTAACTTGTAATATTTTTTTATTCTTAAGAGCAGCGGCGATGCCCAACACAAGCGTGGTTTTTCCGGTTCCCGCCACCGCATCCACTACCACGTTTTTGCCTTCCATCACTAATTCTAATATATGTTGTTGCTCTTCGCTTAATGGATGCATCGTGAATATGCGAATTGGTATAAATACGTTATACAATAATGCGACATTAGTTTTATATGGTATTCGTTTATGTTTTACGCGTATGAGAACGCAGCCTCTTAAAAATTGAAAATTATATCACGAATAGGAGGATCATAGCGACCATTCTCAATATAGTAAAACAATATGACCACCACTTGCACTCTTCTCGACCGCATTCAAACTCTTCCGATAGAGTTGGTTCGTGAAATCAAAGACCGACTTGATGTGGAGACGCAAATCATTCTGTTAAAAGGCAAACCTACTGTATATACAAATGTAAATAAGACAGTCCAAGATAATTATGTGTATATGTATCTACAAACACCCTCTATGCGTGGTTTACTGCGCGGGTTAAAAAAAGAAAAAACCAGAGTAAGGCACGCTGTTCGGGATAGAATGGGCATCGGAGGTTCAAAAGTGTATTCGGTTGATTGCGAATTGCATGGTAGCGTTCTAGCGAACATATACGAGACCACTATTAGCAAACCAATGAAAAAGGCGTTAGCAAAGGCAGAGCAAGACGCGCCGATGGTCGTTGACTTGGATGGTCGCTTGAAGAGTTGTATTACGCCCCTTGAGAAAAGTATTGTTGCTCGGTTTAAAACAATGGAAGCACCGGTTAAACCAACTTATACAAATGAGAGGACTAAAATGAGATATGCCCGTGCGTTGAAAGATTATCACACATCTATTTCATACAAAATTTATCAATTATTACACGACTTTGAGCAATGTACATCCTTTATTCGCGATCTGGATTACGAAATCAACTTGAGTGTATTGAAATTCTTGAAGACCTTGTCTGTATTATCAAAACAGTATCTTTCATCAGAAGTCGCCAAGTTGTTAAGTAGGCGAACACCTGAAGACGTGGAGGTGGACAAAAACAGACAATCATATTACGCGAGAAACCAAGAAAAAGAACGAGAGGAAGAAGAAACACACAATATGAGAATGGAACAATTATATATGTTAGATTTGATGAAACAAGAAGCCAAAATCAGAGAACAACAGGGAAAACAGCAACGAAAACTGGCTCGCGAAGAGACCAAAGTCAGGAAATTGCGAGAACAAGCCGAAAAGAAACAGATACGCGAAGAGCGGGCAAACGCGAAGGCTCAGATGGAGGAGGAAAAGGCGCTCCGCGCCACTCTTCGCGCTCAAGAGAGAGCCCTAAAACTCGCCGAAAAGAAGAGAAAGGACGCCGAAAAGATGGACAAAGAGGTATTTAAAGTGCTCCGCACAATGTTTGTATAAGAATGACTTGTAATATCGTTTGTAAGATATACTAACTACGTATATTTTTCATTGTATGGTATGATGTTCAAAAGTGCATGTTTTTTTTAAATGAAAAACTTTTTTCAGATTTTCACTTTTGGACATTTTTAAAAATGTCCAATTTTCATTTTTCAGAAAAAGTTTTTCAAAAAAATCATGCACTTTTCACTTCACAGCATAATGCTTTGATTTGTATTTTTCATATCAAATGTTGACTGCATACTTTTTTTATTGTTTTGTGAAAAAACAATTTAGCAACTTTTTATGTAAGATAATTATATTACAAATGCTTACAAAAAAGTTGCTAAAAGTTGCAGAGAAATATTACTGTGAAGATTGTGACTATACTACCAGCAAGTCAAGTAGTTACAAGAAACATTTGTCCACTGCAAAACATATAAAACTTACAAATCTTACAGAAAAAGGTGTAAAAGTTGCTATACATATTGAAAAATATAGTTGCGATACTTGTAACAAACACTACAAATCTCGTATGGGTTTGTGGCAACATCGGCAGAAATGCGGTTATGTCACGACCGAACATACAACCCAAGAAGAGTTGCCCGTCAACAAGGATATATTCATAGAATTGATAAAGCAAAATCAGACACTCATTACAAGCAACCAAGAATTCAAAGAACTGTTGAAAGAACAACAACATGAGAACCTAGAATTACAAAAACAATTGTTGGAAGTGGTAAAAGAGGGGAGAACAGTGAACAATACGCAAAACAACAAGTTTAATCTCAACTTCTTCTTGAACGAACAATGTAAAGACGCGATGAATATTTCCGAGTTTTTGGAGAACATGACTCTGAATTTGGAAGACTTGACCGAAACGGGCAGATTGGGGTATGTGAATGGGATTTCGCGTATATTCGTTAATAAATTACGAGAACTTGATACATACAAACGACCACTTCATTGTACGGATTTAAAGCGCGAGACGCTATACATCCGCGAGAACGACGAATGGTCAAAACAGGATAACTCCAAGGACAAATTGCGAGAATTAGTTGACCGGGTAGCGAACAAGAACTGTAAAACAATGAAACAGTGGACGGAAGAGAACCCCAATTATACGTTGATGGATTCATTTGAAAATCAAGAATTCATGAAATTATCCAGTATAGTATTAGGTGGATTTGGAGACATGGAAACCAAACAGTTTCGTGATAAAATCATTCGGAATGTGATAAAAGAAGTGTTTGTATGTAAAAATTGATATAGATTATCTTTTGTATTTATATAGCAGAACACAAAAGATGGCGGGTGACGATTTCCAAAAGCGCAAAACGAAGAAAGACAAGGCGCATCGCAATGCTGAATACAATGGAAAATATAGCCCAAAGCACGCGCGCATGCAAGAAGAGTTGTTTGAGAGGCGACAACAGACAAACCAGGTCGGCAATCCCGCGAATAGCGAGAACCCAGAAAACGATAAAAAGACGAAAAAGGATAAACACGACAAATATAAAAACAAATAGTCAGTCTATAGTATCTATGTTAGCTTTCTTGCCTATCATCATTATTTTTGTCGTGTCGTGGATGTGTATATTGTCAATGATAATCTATATGTTGTATATTTCATTGGTTAATACGTAGCATTAATATTTTATTTATAAGTCTATAATATATGTGGTTGAGAACCTTATATATTATTTTTACCTTTTTCCCCTACTTGTCTGTTCAAGACTCTGCCTGTGTGTGCACGACGGTTCCGTGCCCGGAAGCAGGGGAGAATGAGATTGTGATGGGAAATGGAGGTGTTCAGATGAGTTATCTATATGAATTACACAATACAATACCTGTTGTTGTTTCGGCAAAGGGGACGTTGACTCCAGAATCTTTAGACCATGGTACAGATACTACGTCATGTACGCAAAAATATTCTAGATTGTTGGAAGATGACGGCGAACAATCGTGCGACGCAGGACATATCCTAGCAAATCGGTTGGGTGGATACGGAAATGAACCATTGAACATCTTTCCCCAAAATTCCAGTATCAACAGAGGGGTCTATGCTCAATTTGAAGGAGATATCTATGACTGTATGGTAAATTCAACCCAAGGTTTCTTAACGTGGGAATTTATATATCCAGGTTCTCAAAATACGCAGCCTACTTACGTAAAATATTCGGCGACGTTTGAAGATTCGTTGTGTGGATCCTTATATCAGGAGTTTTCTAATGCGTAGAACTATAATAATATTAATAAATTGGTTTTGTTAATTCATAAAAAATAGGTTGTATGTTCTCGTGAAGGTGAAATGAATGCTTGTATGATTAGTTGTCCATGTATTGTTTGTTCATAAATCGTTAAGTACAATTATGCAATATGTATTCTATGTAAAAAAAATGCATACGAGAACATACAATCCACTGAAGTTATTATATATAAATTGCGCCGTATACATAATCATTCTTGTCCAGATGTGCTGTTCCTAAGAGGTTATCCAGCCAATATTCACCAAAATTAGATTGTGGATACCGATGATGTAATATATGATGATTGCCTATTAACCAAATGAATCTGGTATCATGTCTTAACATACCTCTTATATTGATCAGAATTAGCGAAGCGAATAGAGTGTATATGTCGAAGCTGAGGAAAAATAAGGGAATAAACACACCCGCCCCTTGAAATGGACTTTCCAACAAATGTCCTTCATATGCATCGCCCATAGTCATCGTTTTATGGTTGATGCTGTGGTGTTTATAATGTATCATCTTATAAAGCATACGGGTATGCAGTAAAACGTGAGAAAAATAGAACCAAATATCATATGAAAAAATATAAATAATAGTGTGTGCAAACCGTATCATTAGGTATCAGTATGTAGTTCAGTTTATATAGTTTATACAGGACTTGTAGTGTATTTACACGGTATTTGCTTTTCTTTTCATCGTTTTTCGGGCAGCCATACGACTTTGTTTGACGCGCTTGGCAAATCCTTTATTGTTCTCTATTCCGCGCAGAAGTCGCATTTGTTTTTGAGCTTGTTCTTTGGTGGTGCATTTGGCAAACACCTTTTTTGTTTTGGCATTATACACTTTATAACAAGGCTTATTTCTCACTTTTCTTGTCTTATAAGGCATAATATATAATATAAGACAAGAAAAAATATTCAAACTAAACTAGATTGGAAGTCCATAGAGCGCCATTATAAACAGCAGCAGTTTGATAAATACCACTAGAAGAAACAGAAACAGATTGCCATTGCTTGTCTGTGATGTTTTCATCTGTGCTTTGTGCCCAGGTTGCGCCATAGTCAACTGAAATATAGATAGCACCACCTTTTACAACCGCCGTTTGATATTGTCCACTCGCAGATACACTGATTGCCTGCCACTGCTTATCAGTAACAACCGCTTCATCTATTTTTGTCCAACTCACGCCGTAATCAGTAGACACGTAAATTTCGCCAGTCACTTCAACCGCAGATTGGTATCTTCCGTCGGAGGACATATCCACGCCCACCCAATTGTGGTCATCCCAGTCGCGGTTGTCATTGGTATTAATTGCGGTGGTGGTGGTCCAGGAAACACCGTAATTGCTTGAATAATAAATGTTCTCAGAGACGATTGTCTGGTATTTTCCGTCGTATGACATAGTAACACCTCCTGTGGGGAATCCTTGAATTGAATAATACAAATCGTGTGTATCATCGGAAAAGGCGGTCCACGTCAATCCATAGTCGCTTGAACGATACATAGTATCACCAGCGGAAATCAAGGTTTGATATTGTCCGTTCAATGAGATCGCAACAAAGAAATCAGCCTGACCGTATGACAATACGCTAGTCCAAGTAGCGCCATAATTGCTTGATACATATATACTTTTACCATTACTGGCCGTTTGGTATTGTCCTGACGTGGAAATGGCGACGGAGTTGGATATTTCTTGACCAATATTTGTGGTAACTGTCCACGTGCGACCGCTGTCGGATGAAATATAAATATCACCTAATTCTTCAATCGCGGTCTGGTATCTCCCGTCAATAGATATAGACACCGCCAGCCATTTTTGATTCGGAAGAATACCGGTGGTGACGTCTGTCCAAATTAAGCCATAGTCAGCTGCGTTAAATGCGTCTGCACTGGTAAGTATAAATAAGATAGGAACAGTATAAGACTGTGTAATATTGCTTGTAGAATAAGTAGTGACTTTGCGTACATTGTTGGAAGCATCAACGTAATTAATGGTGGAATCAATTGCTTGTAAATTTGTCGGTCCAACGTTATTTTTTGGCGAATATACCTCTTCTTCAATATCCACCTTAATCGTAACCGTAATACCATCTGCCAAATATATCAAATCATTCTCAATAAATCCGTCTTCAATCCCAAAACCCATTGCGCCGCGATTATTGAAAATGTCTGTATCAACAATATATCGCAATTTCTCCGAAACATTTTCTATAGTAAAGGAACCAGACAAATCAGTCACATACGAGCCTTCAATATTGAAATTACTTCCGGACATAATACTGTATAATCCACTAATATCGAATACGCCCTCATTCAGTGTTCGCGCATGTTCTTCCGAAAACAAACTACCAAACCCAGTGGGTAGCCCAAAATATTTTTCTACGGTTGTATTGAAATCACTGTATAATGTGCTCATTTTTCCAATGGTTAAAATATTTTCTTGTGTGATAGATTCTAATAGTTCAGTAGTGGTATAAGTCAATGTATTTGGGGAAAACAATTCGCTGCTTGCGTCATACGTAGTTTCTACTACATTACTGTTGGTGTCGTCTTTCTCAATACCAATGACCGAATTAAGCGACCGCACGCCCAGTCGTATCTGTATAGCCGAAGAAATATCATATACAGACAACGGATTTTGTTCGTTTAAGCTGACATCTTGTAAATTTTGCTGTATTGTAAACCCGCCCGAAGCATCTAATACAAATAATTGATAAGAATTACAACTGCAATCGGACATATCCTTACAATATAATAAGATAAATTATGATAAATTATCCAATCGTAGTAAAATGGGAGCTTCCGTTGTTGTAGATAATGTAAATAGATTATAACATGCGTCAGTAATAAATGGCTGCTGGTCTACAATGAGCTGTAACACAACACTCATTCCAGGATTCACTAAAACCAAATCCCCTGCTACAAATCCATCACTAACCGAATAAGATAAATCAGCAACCCCGGTTCGGTTATTAAACGGGTCTTCTTCTAGGATATAACTCAAAACCGGATTTAATTGTTGCAATACGATAGAACCGGAAAAGTTAGGGACTGTTTCGTTTTCCGTATTAATGTATTGTCCGTTAATTAATTCAACAAATTTGGCTGCATCAAAAATTCCGTTACTAATATCAGTCGCATCTTCGCCTTTTAACAAAGATATGAACTCATTGTTGTAATAGAAGTAGCGATTGATGTATTGTTTGAAGTCACTATACAATGTTTCAAATTTGCCCAACGAGGTAACCTTTTCGGCAGTGACATTGGTTTTGAAATCTTCAAACGTAATAGTAAAACTATCAATTGGAAAGACCTCTGTGTCAGCATTGAAAGAAGTATCTAGTATAACTGTGTTGGATGCGTCTTTGAACAGACCTATTTTTTCGTTAAAAATGCGCACATCGTAATCTATTTGTAGGGTTTCGGTTAAATCAAACTCGCGTAATGGGTTCACGCCGAGTAATTCAATTTCAGTTAAACTAATGTCCACTGCGAATCCACCAGTAGCATTAATCGCAGTCAGCCCGTCGGTTATAATCATGCCATCTACATATTGATATTCATTGGATAAATCAATAAGTGTGCTAGATGCATCCATAATTATATGTCTTCACTTATATTACCAATCTAAAATATAAGTAAAAAATTTACAAGTCATACAACATCTTAAAATCCAGACAAAATGAAAAATTCGCATTGTTCATATTTAATATGTTTCCGCGTTCATCATAAATGCGTATGCGTAGGCGTTGAATGTCTACGGGTCCAAAATAATTGCGGGGTTCAGTAACGATATTAAAATCATTTTCCATCAACAAACTGAAATACGATGCTTTCAGTGAAACCCTGGCCAAAATATTTGGGCTCATGACCGAATTTTTGAAAACACTCACGAAATGATTGTTGGAGTTATTATGAAAATCGTCCACTGCTAAATATAGATAACGCGTTGTAGCGGGTTCAATCACAGTATCGCCAGTATAAGTATTTTTATTTCGGTATTTACGTTGTGTGAAACCCAAATTCCAACCAAATCGCGAACTTACGTCCGTATTATCGGACTCCTTGTTAATATTTTTAGTGAAATCCAACGTGATGGTCTTGATTGCGTTTGAATATACCCCTGATGGAGCAATGGTTACTTTTCCTGTGCCCGAACCACTACTAGTAATATCCAAAGAAAACTGAATATATGCGAAAGGGTCGGTAGAATCAACCAACGCACCCTCACTATCGCGAAGAGAGATGAGCGCGTTTAATTTACTGATTAAATCGTCGGAATTATAATTTCCATCGGGAATTGTAAGAACCGTTTCCTTTGTATAGAGATTTCCAGATAAATCAACGCCATCCTCAGAAATGGGATAATATTCTGTATGCATGTATAAAAAATTATTACCAAATGACTCAGAAATAGAGTAAAACGACACAGGAAACTCCAACGATGATAATTTCATGGAAACCACCTTATTGAATTTCATGGGCATTTGTAATGAAAAATCAGAACTGGTGGTGTAATAGAAATTATCACGGAATTTGGTATCAATATTCAGACATTTGGTGATAATACGAGTTTTCAAGGGGTTTAAGTTGCCTGGAAAAAACTCACTTGGACTAGAATGAACATACTGTGTAACTGGGCGCTCAACAAGTTCATTATGACGAGACGCCACCTCTTCAGGAATATAGGGGGCTTCCGTAGTATCCAACTTATAATTTTTCGGGATAGAAGTTGGCTTTCGTGCGAGCTCTTTTTTACATTTGAATTCAACGATTCTTTGTTTCGCTTTTTCAACAAAATGAATAAAATCACTACAGAATTTTTTACTTATATCGGGATTGCTTGTAAATTTATGTTGGATAGTATACGCAACTTGTTCAATATCGCTAGGGGAATACTCAGTTTGCTTATGTAAGTGAAAAAAATTAAGTAAATCATTGTTACTATAATTTTGAATATCTAAATCAAAATCGTCCATTCTTATATTGTTAGGCCATATTTTTATTAGGTTTTACAAAGAACATTTAGTTTAGTGAAGGGCTAGATAAAATATAATTATACATATATAAGTAAATAGTATAATGTCATTAGCCGTTTTGAAAAAGAAAGCACAGGCAAAATATAACAATATGAGCGCAAACAGTTCATCTGGATTTTCATTAAACGGAACGCATAGAAACCAAGGATACGTGGGGCAAACCAGTTTGTCTAGAACAATCGTTCATACTCCTCACAAAGGTCCCACGCCCAAAGGACATGGTGGTTGCTGTGGAACGTATCCTATCAATAATATCAAGGCGTCTACTGTGTGTAATGTGGAAGACGCAAGCGTAGTGAAGTCCAGTTCTATTAATACCCGCGGTTTGATAGATACCAAATACAAAAAGACGTCTGCTCTGTATAATAACGTGAAGCCCGATAGTAACCAAAACAATACTTATCAAAGTGTGTATATTACGAACATCGCACAAAAAGAGATTGATTGCTGCGCACAAATTGACGCATCTTCTAACGAGGTGAATTCTAGTTCTCATATTAACTTGGCGAACGGTTCTTGTGTAATTACCCAACCCGAGAGCGATTTCGTGGCTATTCCTCAAAGTCAATATTTGTCCACCTTAAAGAAGGATTGCGTTGGTAACAATGAGACACCAAAATCAAGTATCAACAGGACTCCTTTGATCGGAACGTAAATATACAAAATTGAATCATAATAAAAACATAATGTTATTATGAATTACGACTATACAATCATGGCAGATAACACACAAGAAGAGCAAATGCAAGAGGCATACTTGAAGTCATTAAGTGAAAAAGATCGGAAAGGCTACGAAATCGCAAAGTCTCATCTAGAAATGTCGTTTGACTTGGAAAAAAGCATAGGCTACTTGGAATGGAAAAAAAAGAATGAAAACAAATAAATATACATACATGTATCTCAATAAAAACATAGATACTATTTTTATTGAGATAGAAGTTTCTATAATTTAGAATATTTCGCGTTATTATCAGTATATATTCTATAGATGTCTTCCAGCGATTACATCGCAATCAAAAAATTAAAAGAATTAAAAAGTTCATGTGAGACTGATGAACTGGGAGATCCTCTATCGCCAAGTTGGTATAATGTTCCGGTAACAAATGACTGTGACTGTTCAGTAGTTTTAGGAACTGGTCCAACGGGAGCGGTGGGCAGCATTGGTCCAATCGGTTATACCGGCTATACGGGTGTAACTGGACCGGTTGGACCAACGAATGGAGGAGTTATTTCTATATTTGCCGAAAGCAATGGATTTGACCTCAGTAGTGGAAGTGGATTTTCTTTTTCTTATGGAAGCGGAAATGTGAATTCGGACACTTATGGCATTCAAATGGGAATAGATTGTAGTTTAAACTACATTGGCGTAAGAGCATCAGAAACCCCGGACGTGAGTGGTGCGATTCAAGTGTGGAAAAATAATACATATAGTGGAATACAATTATCAGGAGTGGACTTATCTGGTTCATTATCTGATTTAAGTCTGAATGTGGAAGTAGGTGATTATATTAATATCAAGTGCACGGATGGTAGTGGCGGCGGTATTGTAAGTGCGGCCTTATGGTTTTTAACACAAGGTGTAGTGGGACCTCAGGGTGTAACTGGTTATACCGGTATGACAGGACCTACTGGTGAGACCGGTCCTACAGGACATACTGGTTATACCGGCATGACCGGAGCGACAGGTAACACTGGATATACTGGACCCACTGGTTATACGGGATACACTGGATACATCGGTCCAGCCGGCCCTACTGGTAATACCGGACCTACTGGTAATACCGGACCTACTGGTAATACCGGACCTACTGGTAATACCGGCCCTACAGGTAATACCGGACCTACTGGTATTCAAGGGTTAATGGGACCGGTTGGTCTACAAGGTGATACCGGTCCCACGGGTAATACTGGTTCCACGGGTAATACTGGACCTACTGGTAATACTGGACCTACTGGCAATACTGGACCTACTGGCAATACTGGACCTACTGGTAATACTGGACCTACTGGTAATACTGGACCTACTGGTAATACTGGACCCACAGGGAATACTGGACCTACCGGTAATACTGGGCCCACTGGTAATACTG